GTACTGTTCATGCTGCCGATGGGAAGGGGGGGAAACCATCAATAATGGATGATATTCTCGGAGAGAAGGGATTACTCCGAGGAACACCATTAGCCGGGCTTAAATGGCCCAGTGCAAGCCAAATACTCAATAAATTAAAAGATGTATTACTTCCCAAGATTCCTAAATTCAACTGGAAACCTCCAAGTGTGAACCAAGTGTTGCAAGGGATCGGGGAGAAGATAAACCCGCTTAACTGGCATGTTCCTGGGGTTGGACAATTATTAGGTCAGACTTGGCAGAAGATTAAGGAGTTATTCTGGAATATACCCAGCATAGGTGACTTCCTGAATCAAACTTGGCAGAAAATCAAAGAATTATGGTGGCAAGTTCCTAGCATTGGAGATATTTTAAACATAATCACTAGTAAAATAACTGATTTTGTTTGGCCTATGGGACCAAGTAGGGCCATGGGTGTTGCCAGTAACATAGCAAACCGGGCAGGAACATTAATTTCCAATGCACAAGGACCAAGAGGACCAATCAATGATGCTATAATCAGTACAATGTCAGCCAAAAGCGGGGTGGGATCAGGATACATAAGCCAGGCATTAGCGCACCGGTTCAGTGGCTTAGCAGGATTCACCCCCATAGCTAATGGGATAGCATCACACCTTGGATACACTTTCTACATGGGTGACCAGAAAAGCAACCAGGAAGTGTGGGATAGTGGTTCATGTAACTGTTATGATGGGGCACAATTCCTCCAAAGTGAAGCTGGGCAACGTTTCGGTATAGGTGCGGGGATGCAGAACGGAGTATGGAATGGAACTTCAATCCCCCATACATGGAGTGTTATTGGAGGCCAACCCTTTGACATGGCCGCCATGCTACTAAGAGGGCAGTGGGCCCCACCTAATGGTCCTAAAGACATGACTGTTGCCCAATTTATGACAGACATCGGTCCGGGCCTGGAATATATGGCTTATGGGGGACACTTGAAGGACCCAATAGATGCTGTTTTTGATGGAGGGAACTGTTTTGACACAACTCTCGGTTTAATGGGCATGATTAATGGCCTTTTTGGTGTTCCCACCGAGATGGTTTGGGGAACTTATGATGGGATGAGTCATGTGTGGCTCCGTGCAAATGGAGTGGATTATGATCCCACAAGACGGGCTTTAGCAAACACTTATACTCCTCCTCCACAAGGACCGGGAAATACTGGAGGAGGTGTGCATTTCCATGAGGGAGCAATACAAATCGGTGGCCCCTTTGTGGGTATGGATGAGTATAAAAAACAGATCAAAGACATTGCTAAAACCGCTTTTGATGAGGAAGCTAGAAGAGTGAAAACATACCAGTTTGGGAGATAAAACTAATGACTGATATTGCAAAGATAGGTCCGATTGGTTTGGGCCAGGCTCATGAAATAGTGGACCCGGAATCAGAGGAGGGTAAGTTTAATCTGAGTATTAAATGCACACCGGAGGAAGCCCAACAACTGGTTGGTTTATGCCAACCTGTTAGCCGGTCCTCCACAACCAACCCCCGTATAGTCCATAGCAGGCATAATCGATGGGGTTTATTACCTTTACAATCTCCTGTCGATTCTAACCTTTCCATTAATAATTACACTGGTATATTGAAGGGTTGGGTTGTTTTATCAGACCCTATGCAGTATTTTGTGAATATGAGAAAGACTAAGGTTGTTATGAATGGTGAGATGATTAGTAATGATTTAAATGAAATATTAACCGTGCACTATACCCGGGGTGGGGAGGATGGGACCGATATTGAACATAGTTATGAGGATTTAACCCCTGCATACATCATTAACGAGTCTGGGGCCGATTTTGACACTACAAATGACTGGTTCGCTGCAAGTAAGTATAGGATGGCAAATGGAGCTATTGCTAGTAGTGGGGGTCAAATAGTTTTCAGTGGAGGGGCAGACACTGATGGTGTTCCCGGTCAAGTGTGGACCAATCACAGGACTCAATTTGACCATGGATTCATCATGGAATTTACATTATATCCGGGGAATAAGCCAAGTGCTGGTAATAAGGATAAGGATATAAATGTATGGTTCAGCCCAAACCGGAGCAGTTCCACACCCCCGGTATGGAATGACAGTTACATGGTGAGTTTAGGTGTAAGCACATCTAACCAATACTACCAGGTGCACACGATAGGGAGCCCTGGAGGGGGTTCATGGTGGAATCTTGTACCTATAACTGTGGATAACAGTCCAACAGCATTTAAATTCCGTTTAACCACTGATAGCAAGTATTATATGCGGGTTGAACTGAACCGGTATGTCAGTGGGTCATGGACTGGCTTCAGTACAATTTTTTACGGCCCGACCAACATGGGGGCTTGGAAAGACCTATACATGGGAGTATATTACCTGAACAGAGATAGTACAACTAATAGTATGAGTATTAGTGATGTTAAGGTTTACAATTACCTTGAAAGTGATAAACCCAATGTTGTAGTGTTACCTCCAGATGCCACCCCTAACCTGGCCCCTACTTTTTACCGGGCCAGCGCAGAAGGTAATATTCAATGTTTTAAAAACCTAAGTGAATCTTTGAATTTCCAGATAGACCCGGCTAATTATTACAAGGGCAGTGTAAAAGGATGGAACAGTAATTATACGGATAGTGTGCCCCGGTTGGTTACACATAACGAAACAGATTTGAGTATTGGTAAATTCAATTTCACAAATGGAATAATCAAACTTGTCCCCACCAGTAATGGGGTGGAAATGTATTGTTGGGATGGAACAAGCTATATACTGGCTAATACTTTCACTTTTAGCCATTTAACCCGATTAATCCGTCCATTTTATGTTTCAAAGGATGTATTCACCCTCCAATTAGACAGGACATTCTGGACTTTAAGGGCGGGTAAACCTTTTGTTTATGTGGAACACCCCAATGATGATATTGGTTTCACTAAGAATACTAGTTGTTACCATGATGGAGTGATCAGTAATGGGTTGGCTGCGGATGCGGATGTTTCAATGCTCACCCAATTTTATTCACTACACTTCAACCCTCACAACCTTTTAACAACTAACATGTATAGTGTTGAAGAAGGATTAGACGGATTCAATGATGTGAGTAGCACACTAGAACGAGTCAGTGGGGCCAGTTATGGAACATACCATTTGAAGTGTACAAGTAAAAACCTCCAAGCCACGGAGGGTGTTTACTTAGACGAGGTTTCATTACTAACAGGAAACAACACGGGGCTTATATTTGGAGGAAGAGTGTATTTAAAAGGAACTGGAACATGGAAACTACTAATAACTGAAAGAAAATCAGATGATACTGCATTAAACACAACCAGTAGTGCTCCTTTTACCTTAACGTCAACCCCTTCTATACGTAATATATATCATACTGTCATCTCTTCGGAAGCAGAAAAACTAAACTTGATGATATACACGGATGGACAACAAAGTGCAGAGTTCTATGGTGATATTTTCCAATTAGCTCCAAGTCCTGTGGCAAATCAAACAATATATCCTATACCCCCTCTCACGGCAAACCGTTATGGTATGCTTATCATGAAAAAAGACCCCACCACGATTAAAAGTGACAGTATACCTGCCAGTGACATTACAGGAATAGGAGTCTACGACCAGATGCAACCTCCTATCAGTGATAACTATTACTTATCATTAGCTAGGGAGTTTTACCGCCCAACAAAACAGGGAATAGCATTACAAGGAGTATAAATAAATGATTAGTGCAGAGTTCCAACCCAAACTGATTAGCAGCCCCTCAGTGGTCCATACAGAGGACCCTTTTGTCAAGGTGGAAATATGGGCTAGGGACCACTCAAACATTTACAAATTCCCCTGTACCAGTTGGGATAAAAGCAATAGTCAGATTTATGAAAGAGAACATCTTGGAGCCACCCTTGTAGGGTTAGCAGGGCACAGGCCAAGTTTAACCAATGCAAACCTAACAACGAAACGGTACATAAAAAAGGAAGGATTACACTGGGTTCTAATCCGGGCTAGTCGGCAGCCTGTTAATGGGAACAAGTTTGTAAAACTTTATATTGACAACAAACTGGTTGGACAGATAAACACCCTCACAGGGTACAGTGAACATTACCGTTACCTTGATTTTGGTTATCTTGAGTTAAATGAGGGTTGGCATGATTTCAAGATAGAATTGGATGGATTAGATGCCTGGGTAGATTACCTCCAAATGTACAGGCTTGAATATTACAGTAGCGACCACAGACAAAGCAAATATCGGCTTGATTGGAGCGAAATAGAGTTCACCGAGAACAGCATGGGGGAGTTAAACAGTGCAGACATAACCCTACCACTCAGGGAGGAATGGAACGACCCTAACCTTAACATTTTCAGCCGGAAAGTCTTTGATTTCATGGATATACTCAACATCTCAGTTGGCAGTGATTGGAAGGATACAAGGGTTAAGTTTGGAGGGTATGTTCTTGGAATTGATGAAAACGATGATAACACCCAAATAACTATCCATGGGGTGGATAGGGTAGTTGATTTCTACCGGAAACCAGTCTATACAAACTACTATATTGGAATTGCACCCAGTGGAGATGATACCTATACATTCCCCGTGGTCCAATTCGGATCTGCCCTGGAAAGTATCAGGCATTGCAGTGAAACCTGTGAATATGGTCCCTTAAATTATGGGATACTGTACCCTTACACACTTAATTTAGATTTCACCAACCCGGATGATTGTAATGGTGTAATTGCGAATAATGGGTTTAACAAGGCATACAGTCCAAGTAAAGGCCTCCGTATAGGTTATGACCCATTGAGTTACGATGGCTGTGGAGTGGTCTCAAACGGCAATTACTATATGACATTATGGGATAACCCAGACAGACCCTTTGATGCAGCCAAGGATGACATTTTATGCCTGAAATATATTACAAGTGGAGAAAGCTGTGGGAATGATACAAGGGTACAATTCAATATTGAAGTGACAATGCACAAGGCAGGGGAAACAATTGCAAATGCAAAAACCTATACAATCCTTTTCACAGGCAAACCCGGGGCAAGTAACCTGATTGGACAATTAAAACCCACCCTAAATGGGATAGAACAGTTAGGGAAATTTGAATTGAAAAAAGCATTTGACCGTTACGCCCCATCCAGTGAATACCATGTGTCTAAAATAGTTGTAAGGGACCCAAATGTTACAACAAACCAGATCAGTTTCCGGAAAAACAGTATAATTCATTTACTAGGATTAACAGCCTATCCATCAACACTAAATAAGAAAATGAAGGTGGAACAGGAAACCAGTTACCCTTATGAGGTCATAAATGAAATACTTGAGAAATTAGAGTATGTGGCCTGGGTGGATTACGGCCGCACAAGAGCAACCGATATATTCATGATGTCCCCAGAAATGAACCTGCAAAGCCCAGTACAGGCTGTTGAGGGTGTGAATGTTTTAGGAGTAACAGATAAAAGTTATGCTCCTTATGAAACCATCCGTAACCGCCATTTAATGCATTATCATTACAAAGAAGGAGATGAAGACCGGACAGGTATTAGCAAGTATGAAAACCTTGATAGTATTGCCCGTTATGGTCCCGGAGCATGGGAAGATTATGAGGATGCTACTGAGATAAACAATCAGACAGATGCAGATATTGAAACAAAAAGACACGTAGAACAGAACAGTTACCCCTTGGCAAGTTTCACCATCATATTGAAAGGAACCTCTCTTTTAAACCCCGCACAGTACATGGTAAGTAAGTTAGCGGGGCATTCCCTTTCAGGGAATTATAGCACCAAGACAGTTACCCATTCCATAACCCGGGAAGAGGGATATATTAGCAGGGTGAGTGTGAACCGGCCCGGAAGCTACTATAATCAAGTTATGGGTAAACTGGAGAAAAATTTGAAAACATACCTAGGAATCAACAGTAGAATGATGTACAACCGTGCAACATTAAACAACATGGGATTTATCAGTGTAGGGGCATTTGGAAGGAGATCGTGTTAAAATGGTAGCTAATCGGATAATAATACCAGGTTCACATTTAATCCAACAAGGATTAACTCATGACAAATTTATATACAATGACCAAATGGGGGCAGTGTACCATCCAGACCCTGAAAACCAGGAGATGCAAGATGGATTCTTCAAATACACCTTTGCCCCACCACTCCTTTCAAATTTTGCGTGGAATAATGTCAAATTGAAATGGACGAGAAGTTACAATACCACACCTCCAACAGATTTTTATGCAACCATTACACTTGAAGGAATCCTCACAAATGGTACAAGTGAACTAATAAATGAAAGTCTTGTAACAAGTTTGCCAAGTTCCCCCTTAACTGAGGATATATCATTTGACCTTATGAATGCCAGGGGAATTGCAACACTAATTAAAACAGATGTAACAGCCCCAGCTGGAAAGGTAGGGATAAGACTACCCAAACCTTGGATGAATTATGAAAGTATAATACTGAAACCTGTCTGGTTAAACGGATGGACAAAAAGAAAAGGACAAAACATCATTAAGGGAAGTGAGGAATATAGTATTACAAGTTTTCCAGTGAAACTGACTGTCAATTATGTTTCTGGGATGAAAACTGATTTCAGTGATGTTAGATTCACTGGCCCTGATGGCCGAACACCTATTTGCAGTTATAGGCATAGTTACACCTCGGGGACCACTGCTGATTTTTGGATTAACTATCCCTATCCGTATGCTACAACTGGAATTTTCATGTACTATGGAAACGCTTCTGCAACCCTACATAGCAATATAGACAGTGTATTTAGTTTTGCAGATGATTTTGATGATAACATTATCAACCCCGATAAATGGCAGATTGTTAGTGGCGGTGGAGGCAGCATAACTGAAACAGGGGGAATACTGCGAGTTAACAGTGATGGGACTAACAGGATTTATTTAAGGACAAAAAACCAATACACAGCACCATATATTTTTGAGTTCAAAGCAAGGAAACAACAAAACATTGAATTCGTATTCAGTTGGAATGGAACATTATCGGGGGCAGGAGACCCCCCAAACACTGGATATTTCTTCCAATACACTGGATGGTCAAGCCCTGCAAGATTTGTTCTCACAAAATATGTGAACGGAACACCAATCACCCTTTCCATGTACGATTTCACACTTGACAGTAACTGGCATGACTATAAAATTCAGATAAGAAAATCAGGGCTGACAAATATAATTCAAATCTTCTATGATGGAACACAAATATTGTACAGTATAGATGCAGATGGCCCCCTCAATACCGGTTATTTCGGATTAACCGCAAGGGAAACACCGGCTGCTATTAATGCAGATTATGATTTTGTCAGATATTATCCGTACATGGCAACATATCCCACCCCCGGATTTTTAGCAGGAGAAGAATCATTTAGTAGTACGGGGGTAAGTCCGGACACTCCTGGAGAGAATGATACAACAATTTTATACAGTAATGGTGATGGATTCAAACGGCCCCGATACCTCACAGTAACTGAACAAAAGAAAACAGCATATGACACAACCCCTCAAGGGATGTTAACCAGGAATACTTTCAACCTTGGATATGAAGGTATTGACATGTACATGGCTTTAAGGCTTGGAATCAAAATACATGGGGATAAAAATACAAATATCGTATTCAACAATCTAGAATATGTGTATGAGGTGATATAAAATGGGATCGGAAGGGGTGCATAGGAATATTTTCAATGTAATAGATTCAACAGTATACAGTGGGGATGATTCCACACCTATATCAAACCCTGATGCACGGGGTGGTGAAGAATCCGGGGTATATGGTCCTAATCAGAAAATAATGGATACAGGGTGGTCTGATTTCAATGCGTGGAATGGTGCTCACGTATTAACCTGCCGTTGGTTCAGTAACCTAACTAATGAAAAGCCTGGGCTTTTGATTGAGTATTGGAAAAAAGATGCAGATGGCAATCAAAGTTTGACATCACGCACTATCCGTTGGGTAGATTCAGTTTCACCCAAAGCCGGGAATGGGGCGGGTTTTCTGAATTTCAGTGAAAACAATCAATACAGGATTCTAGTTAAATCACATCCCACACTGGCAGAAACAGATTGGGTGGCAATGGATTACCTTAAAATCAACCCGATTGACAATTGGACTGTCAAATCTTCTGCAATTTTCCCTTCTGGTAATTTCATAGCCGCACCAAGGGTATATGGGAAATATTATGTGGTAACAAATGATGGTAGCAGTCCGGCAGGGTCCTTAACAGTATCCTTACCCTTTAATGAAGAATCGGTACACACAATCCCAAACTGTAATGTTTATGGCTCATTACTAGATGATTATTATGCCAATATTGGAGACATATCAGAGGATAGGGGAAGTTTTTCAATCAGAGTAATGAGGCGGGACGGGGCTGTTTGGAGTGGTGGTGTAAGTGTGCTTTGTTTAATGCTTTACTTCCCGCCAATCACTGAAATTTAGAAATTAAATGGTGGTAAAATGGTGAGTGTTGATGTTAAGAAACAAGACTTTGAACTAATCCTCAAAGATGAAACAAAATTAAAAAAAATAGTTAAAGACCCTGAATTAGTGATTGGTTTCTTAAAGGACAATGGAGAACAGGAGTTGAAGGTAACTATTGATAATAAAGAAATATACATTGTTCAACCTTCACCTGATATTGAAAAACTAATGAATATAAATGGTACAGGTATGGGTTGAATTAAGAGGTTATATTTGATTTATGTTTTTTTTCTAATTCAACTTTCAAACCATAACTGAACAGGATTACCCCGGTAATTGAAAGGATTATCCCAATATACTTATCTAAATTCATCAGTGAGGGGAGTAATAATGTAGCCCCTAACAATCTAAAGAATAATGCTTTTTCCCTTTCATTTCCATTTGACATAAACTATCACCCCTATATAATTACATTAGCTGTCTTTATTTTTAAATTTTTTCATTTTCACACATATTATATTCGTGTGATCTCGAGATCTGAAACACACCACTATAAGGAGGAATGGTAATATAACAACTAAAACAATAACCGAAGTGGCAAAGGCAAGTGTAGATGTCCGGAACTTCATACAAGGAAACAAATACCTACCAGAATTAATCACAATTGGTGGCGTGCAGGTGAACCGGGCTTCGTTTCTCAGGATGGTATGTGCGAGTGTTGTTGAACTAACTAAGCCCAAACCACTTGATATACTCACTGATAGTTACCCCAACCCCCTACAAATAAACGGTAATATCCAGGATGGGGCACAACTACAAAAACAGGACTACGTCCAATTAGCCAAGGAGATTAACAACTTCATAAAGGGTAATGGTTATGCTCCAACACTTTACACCACTAAATATGGACAACTATCATTCTATGATGTTATATACACTTTTAGCCGTGTATTAGCATGGTACCATGAAAACAAAGCACTACCGAACTATGTAACACTCTACAACCTATTCCAAACCAATAAAACACCATTTCACCAAGCCGTGGAAAAAGCCGTAGGCACCTATAACACCTTCACCGAGTATTATAACCGAATCAAAGCAAAAACATGGCAGGGATACTATAACGATATATATAACCAACAACAAGAGATTCAACGCTTAGCAAACAACCAACCCCTCAACTGCACCGACCACAGCCAGTTAGGGAAAGCAGTGGCCGAAGACATGGACTACGAAGCCCTTTATTGCCGTGTAACCTGCAAATCTGGAGGGCATATCATTTTAAAAGTCCGTGGTAAAGAATTGGGGAGTAACTGGGTTAATGTGGATTTAGCAGCGGCTGCAAGTAGTGATTACAGTATTGGGAGTTACTGGTGCAGTAGTTATGCTAAGCCGGTGGTTATCGACGAGGCGTGGATAAATTCAGACGACGGCAGGACGTGAATAAAACATTAAAACAAAATAAGCAAAGTATTATTTGGGAGAGAATGTGCCTTTTGGGCTATTTCTCTCCCCTATTTTTTTTCTTCAATCACCGCGTCAGCCAGTGTCACCCCCACTTTTTAATCCACACTTTTTACATTCCATGTTTGGAATCACGTTCTTGTGGAAATTAACATCATCATAGCCTGCTATTTCGTCAGTTATATATCCACAGTGCTCACATTCATAAACCGCCCAAAAATCATTATTCATTCTTTTTTTAATTTCTTTTATTCTCATTTTTATTCTCCTCCACTTTCCGTTTCTAATCGTCTTTTAAGGGTTTCGTTTTCATCTATAATCTGATTAATTATTGAATCGAATGTATCTCCATACTTCATGATTTGTTTAAGGCGTTTGTGGGTGCTCCTCCGAACACCCACCTTCACATCAGCCCAATCCTTTTCACCAGTTTTCAACTATTTCCTCCCCTTCAAAGTATTCTTTTTTCATATTTCCCACATAGCCCATGAGTTTATCCTTGTTTTCAGCAGATAGAATATAGCTTCCCTCAATGGTTTCACTGTCAGCATCTTCCACATTGATTTCAAGATATACTGATTCGGGATCTCCTTCAGGAACATCACGTTCCCCATAGTTTTCAAAATATATCACTTTATTTTTGATTGTTTGTATTCTTTCCAGGAAATTCCATAGTTTCATATCCATTTCAATTCCCCCTTTAAATCTCTTCAATTTCAATTCTGGATTTAGGCAACCACGCTGTGTTCCCGTTAGGGTCTTTGACTTTCACAGCTTTTTCAGTTTCATCAACAAGGTTTAGGATGTCAGTGCTTTGGACATCTTTTCCATCAAGTACTCCATAGTCTACTGCGATTTGTACTGGGTTTTTAAAGCCGTGTTCTTCTGCCATTTTTTTGTATATTTCATTTACCATTTTTTCACCAACTTTTTTTATATTTCTAAACTTTCTCTACTATTACATTGTAGTTACTCACTTATATACTTTGTGGTTTTGGGTTGAACTGTTCGGAAATTCCGTACAGTTGAACTTCGGTAAGCATTAGTTTAACGAAGTAGGTTTTATAAAAGGCACCATAGGGAAAAACATATAAAGAATGAAGGGCTTATATATAAATGGTGATATGAAATGACTAAAATAGTTGAAGGACAACAAAAATTATATAATGAAAGTTTTAGCAGTTGGTGTGAAAGGCATGATTATAAAGCTACAAAAATTGATTTAATTTGTAGTGGCTCCCGCTGTATAGAATGGTATCGTCTAAGGGCTCCAGGAGGAATCTCTTTTGATGTGAATTTAGTAACTAATAATAATGAAGGGCAAATAATCAAACGGAGAGATTATTAATGAACTTTCCTATTACTTTCACAACCCGTATGCGTAAAAAAGGCGACATAACCATCCCCGCTGAGGTTATTAAAGAGTTTGAATTAGAACCGGGCGTTGTGTTGGAAGTTAGTATTTTACAAAAAGGAGATTGAACCTGTTAAAGATTAGGGGGAAATAACATGGGTGAAACTGGGAAACTCTTAAAATCCCAAAAAATACATGAAACATATGGGGATTGTGATTTATGCAATGGGCACACCAACTTAACAAAAACCGAGATTTATTTTATAACAAAATATAGGAATAGAGGACATGGTTTATTATGGTTGTGTAAGGATTGCCGAGAAGGATTAAAACTAAAATTAGAAGTGGGGGAATAAACAATGGTAGGGATACAATATCAATTCGGGAAAGATGAAACAATAAAACTCTTAAACAACATCATATCTGCAATACAATACGACCAAATCAAATTAATGGATATTGAACTCCAAAGCATGGGGATTATGAGTGTTGAATTTCATTGTTATAATTGTGGGTATGTTGGAGTACATACTTTCACACATGATGATGATATTTCTGAGTTCTGTCCAATGTGTAAAAAGGTTATGAATATTAGTAAGATTTGAGTGATGTGGGGATTTGGGAGGAAAAAGAATATGCCACCAATATACAAAGTTAAAAAAACACATGAAATTAAAAAAGATAAAGAATCAATGCAGAAGTTCATAAGTAAGGAATGTGCAATGTTAGTGCCACTTGAAGAAATAGAATTAACGTTTGAATGGGTCCAGGATGAATTATTTGGATGGGAAATTGCCATTGATGTTAGGGAAGATGCAATAATCGTTCATGAATTGGAATGTATATTTGCATAACTATTTTTTAACCATACCTAAAACTGAAAGGGTAAGAAACACCCACACCCTTCTTATCTAGAAAGACCAATATACTATTTTTTAGGCATACCTAAACAACATGGACGGTGTAAACGCCAAACCCATCAAGATGATGGTCGGGCCAAAAACACCAACCATTCCCCCACATACTAACCTTTTTTTACCACAGCCATCACATAGATTACATGTGAACCCTGAAAAACAAACCATCCACGATGACTTGAAACTGCAAAGATATATTCTAATAGAACCCTATTAGAAAATTATATATACTAATAGATACTAAGTATAGATTGGCAGAGGTGAAACTTATTTCAATCTGCAAAGCCGGGGAACTACTTTTTTTCCAACCCCCGGCACTCCTACAGCCAACTAAGGCAGTGGGGGGCTGTAAAAAAACATTGTAGGAGTGGAAAAACATGCAAACTAAAAATATAAGTGTTGAAGACATGGACTGGGATGACATCGAACCGATCATAATAGATTACAGTGCTTTTGGGAAACCCACTGCTCATGAAGAAGGGATCTAAATGGGAGTTTGGAATCATTTACGAAGGGAAGCTGAACGGCAGAAACGCCAGGAAAGGGCTTGTCAAAAGGTAGAGAAATTAGGGGAACTGATAATGCAGGAAGCCCGTGAAATCGGGGACCTGCACCGACAACAAAAAACAATAGCAGCAGAGGTGGAATGAATGAACATTGATAGTATGGATTATTTGGAAAACCATCACATGACAACCGAAGAATTAATCCATGACCTTTTTAAACGGATTAAAAAATTAGAAAGAAGGATTGAAACCTTAGAAAATAATCAAATCTCAGAATCTGATTTAGAATGCTATGCCGAGGGTTTAGGAATGTTAGAAGAGGCAGGGGGGGATTATTATGACTAAAAGAGACCTTTTCAAACAAAAACCACGCACCCCATGGTACATCCTTATACCTCCGTGGGTTTGGGTGACCTGTTTTGTTGGGGTAGTATTCCTTGGTTTATGTTTGTTTTGTCAATCAGATGTTAGGGCGTTGCATGAAATAGGGGTGATTTAAATGAGAATAATAAAAATAAAACTTGGAGAGGATTTGAAACAAGCAATAAAAGCATACATGGCGACCTTACCAGTGGATGACCCTGATTATAAGGCACACTGCGTAATGGATATAATTGCTTCCAATGAGGTGGAATGATGGTTCTCAGTTGGGAGCGTGAGATAAGCCTCCAGGAAAGACAACACGAATGCAGGTGTAATGAGGTACGATGGCAACATGGACTCAACCCAGTCACCGGAACCGAAGACTGCCAGAGTGAACCATGCCACCAATCATGTCCGTGGAGGAAAAACAACACCGCCACCACTAAGGAGATGGAACTAGCAGGGGGCATATCAGAATGAGTAACGCAATGAACGGGTTAATCAAACACTACCACGACTTATTCCATGCTAAGACTGGGATAACACTACCAGGCACTGCCATACTGTGCATCATGGAAGACGGGTGCCTTGGATTAACCTTCAAAACCATAGAAGACAAACTCTCATTCCAAGGAGCGTTAGAGTTACGGTCTATGATGGGCTTTGTAGATGAAGACTTGAATGTAACCCGTAACCCTGGAAACCAACCATGTACTGGAGTACACTGGGGGCAATGAGTATGGCTAAGCGTTGGACAACCACAGAAGATGAACAACTCATCAAACTATACCCCGACCACACCTATGAAGAACTGGGCACCATCCTAAACCGAACAAGGAGCAGCATAGCCAAAAGGGTGACCGTCCTTGAATTAGCAACTAAAAAGAACTCATGGTCATCCGAAGATGTGAACCGGCTTAAAGAACTCCACGGGCAGGGTTTGACTCAGAAAGAAATAGCTGACGAGTTAGGGCATAATGTTCGTGGTGTTGCCTATCAATTACGAAAACAGGGATTGAGTAAAGTCACAGGGCACCGATATATCTTACAAAAAGCCAGTTTAGATAATGCTCATCATTTAACCAGAAATAAGCGAGTGGAGGGGGTTATTTGATGAAGAAACAACAATTAAACCCTCCAGAAATCAATAACAGCAAAACCCAGAATAAAAGTCTAAAAAGGAGAGGTGTGCCGGGTGCGGTCTGTGACCACATCCGATTATGCCACCTTTTTAAGGAAGGCGACGAGGAATCAGAACTTAGACGGTATGCAGTTAGGGGTTCAAGGTAAGACCAGTGAACTAAAAGCCTCCTCTGGAGAGAGTGGTTAAAAATATGATAATAAGGTTCATTGGGGCTGTGAAGGTGTGGTTCGACTCCACACACCCCATTCCATTAAAAAAATAATTGGAGAGGTGATTGAAATGTTAAAAAAACGGTACACCTGTTTCAACTGTGGTAAACGATTCCACCAGTCCACAACTAACGGATTAGTGGATGCACGTGAACAGGTTGAATGCCCAGAGTGCAGTGCATTGGTGGATTTAGCATCAGTTGAAGAGGTAGGGTTACCCAGACGGGTATGTACGGGGTGAAAAGCATGTCTTATGAAGTATGTCAAATATGTGGGAAACCGGTCAGTGAAGACCAATATCCATACTGTGAAAAATGCGAATTAGACCTCGTGGACCACATGATACGGGAATATAACGTTTTTAACCCCATAGTTTGCGGTTTTTAACCAGATGAATAAGAATAGAGAGCTAAAAAGAGAAGGTGAAAAAATGGCAGAACAAGCATTAGACGGCTACAAAAGCCAAAACGAAGCCCAAGAAGACAACAAATTTGAAGAAGTGAACTTTGAAGAAATCAGGGACAAACTCGAACAAGATTTTAAGGACAGCGGAAGTAGTAAACCAATCCTCGAAACCAACACCAACGCAGTAGTGGATGAAGTGGTGCTGAAAAGAGCATTCAACCCCAAACAGGATAGTCAAGGTAAAGAGTTCTACGACACCATCCTAACAATTAAAACGATACTTAGTGATGGTAGGGAATCCTATGACAACTATGGGGGACTCCGTGAGTATGGTGATGGTTACTGGAATAGTAAAAAAAGTGCATTCGGAAAGTTACAGGCTTTGATGGTTGAAGAGTTTGGTATTAAAAACCGTCAAGAAATGATTAGAAAACTATCCAATGCCAAGGTTAAAATCAGAACTGAGAAAACCACGTTCAATGGGAACGAATACCAGAAAAACATAATCAAAAGCTTTAGAGAATAAAAGGGAGTGAGTGTAATGGATTTTAGCAGGTGCACTACCTCACACCCCCTTTTCTTTTTTTATTTTCATCAAGTTATTAATTTAATGGGATAGGGGGGGATGATATAATATGAACTGGATAAAAAGGCTTAAAAATGACTTAAACAGATTCTTATTAACTAAAATGGATAACAATGAGGTGGACGTTGAAGAACGTGAAATTATAATCCAAGCAGGGGATATAATAGAAAAATACAGGAGGAAATAAACTTGAAAACTCAAACAGAAAAAACTCAAACAGAAAAACAAGCCTCCATTAAATTAATCCCCAAACAATTTTACAACTGCAATATCATCCCCCTAAAACCATTATCAAAAAAATACAATTTCAAATTAACCAATCCCTCTCCAAATAAACCAGAGGACTACAAATGGAAAAAATATCAAAGTGTTATGTATCCTCGTGGGTTGTTAAAAGGATATAAGGGAAACCTTGGAGTTATATTAGGAGATAGTTTAGGAGAAGGATTGTATTTAACTCAAGTGGATCTGGATGACCCTTCATTTTTACAATACTTTGAAGATGTTGAAACATTGATTATCCAGTCTGGAAGAGGATTTCATGTTTACATATATTCAGAAAAACCGGTTGGTACTAAAAAAGATTATCCTATTGATAAAATAGAGATAAGGGGGCATGAAGGAAGTTACACTGTAATTCCCCCAAGCATACATCCTGAAACCAAAGAACCATACACTGTTTACCAGGATAAACCCATCCTAACTGTTGAAGATGGGGTAATGTGGGTTAAACACCAACTGAAACCATTAAAATCTGATTTTAAGAAAGACAAGACATATAAATCCAACAGAAAATCTAATAATGTTAATTCAGACCGTGAATTATCTGAATCCGATATTGACCACATTATAACTCTTTTAAAACCATTCTATCGGGAATCATACAGGAATGATATAATTTATTCATTGTCAGGGTTTATGAAAAAAGAGGGGATCAAAGAATCATCAGCACAATTATTAATAGAACGATTAAGCCATGATGATGAAGACGGGATGTCTGCAAGAATCCAAGTCCTCCACCGCACATACAACAACACCCTCCCAGACACTGAGTTAAAAGGGGCAAGTGGCCTATATGAAACCATTGAAAAACAAGCAGATCAAGATATGTTCAAAACCATACAACGAGAAATCAATGACATCATAGAAAAACCAATCCACTATGGAATGCTAACAGCCAGAATCGGAACAAACGAACTATTCGTAGCAAACCAAGACAAAAAAAGCATAATCCACGTAAAAGAAAAATACACTGGGGATAAGGTAATAGCAACAGAGAAAACGGTGATAGAAGCTTACCCCTCCGAAGTGATAATCTTTGACAGCCCATTAGAAGACGAACCCCGTAAATTTGAGATACTATGGCAAACCCATAACAGCCCACGACCAATCAAAACAGGCCCCGACTTATTAGATGACATTAAAAACGATTTAATCGAATCAGGGCATGTAATCAACAACCGTATGGTAAATGACTGTTTACCTGCTATTATGAATAAAATGATCCGGGAACAATATGCTGAGATAAAAACAGATATTGAAACTCCAGGATTCTTTTACACTCCAGAAACCAACAAAATCATCACAGTGAAATATGAAACCTTCGAGCCCCCAAACGATGAACTTCAACAAGCACTTAAAGTATTAGATGACTTACGACACTCATTCGAGGGCCATGAAACAAAGATAGCTACTATTTTTAAATGGGGACTTATCAGCCCATTCATTTACAGTATGAAACAACTAGGAACATGGGCTCCTTGGCTTTATTTGTATGGGAAGGCTAAAAGTGGGAAATCCACACTAGGCCAAATGGTCCTATATTTATGGGATGAACCCACCCCTGACACTGACTTAACAGGGGGGATGTTTGACACCGTTGCAAGAGTAGGTAATAGAATCAGTCAATCCACATTCCCAGTAGTAGTCAATGAACCTGCAGGAGCATTTAGCCGGGTAAGCGTAACTGAAATGATAAAAGGAGCAATAGAAAGACCAACAGGCCGGGGAAGATATGAAGGCCGAAGGTTCAGAAACATACCCGCTTATGCTCCAGTCATTTTCACCGCAAACCTATTTGTACCTGATGACGATGCACTGGTTAGAAGGTTTATCATTCTCAATTTCACCCACAGTGAAATGAAAACTCAAAAAGAAGTAGATGCGTTTGAGGATGAATGGCAGACTAAAAACCATAAACGGTGCAAATTCAACCTCTTAAAACCCATCAGCCAATTTGTGATTAAAGAGTTCATGGAAAACCCTGATTTGTTACAAATGGAATGGAAGGAACTTTGTGATACTCTGGTTACAAGGGTGTATTATGAGGCAGGGGTTCGTCCTGATAATTGGATCTATGGTTGGAGCCGGTCTGAGAGTATGGAGGATATGGATGAGGAACACCGTGAAGAGGTGCGAATATTCCTCTTGGAATGTATTAACAAGGCTTATGGTCGGGTGCAAGTAATTGATGAAGTGGATGGGAAGCCCAAAGACTTGGATAATTACACATCTAAACTCAAAGAAAGTAAGAATTTCAAAGAAAAGGTGTGGAGTGTGCTGAATGAACGATTAATACCTTGGATGATACCGATAGAATCAAAGAACAATCAATATGTCTGTTTAACAACCGGGTTTAAAAAAGAAGTACATAAGGAATTGAAGGTATGTCAACCGTTGAAAGGGATTGCTGAATTAATGGGGTGGAAATACCAGGCTGTTAGGTTTGATAAACCAACCAAGGTTATTAAGATACCTTTAAAAAATTTTATTAACTTTTTGTATCAAACCGAAACAGATGAACAAAAAGGGTTAGAGGATGAGGTTGTAACTTGAGTTGTAACTTTTTGTAACCTGATCCGACAGGTTACAAACTAGGAGTTTTGAGGGTGTTAAAAAATGTTTAAGGAGTGGATTATTGTGTTTGTGATTTGTAACTTGGGTGGGGAGAGAGGGGGGGGTATAAAAAAAAGAGAGTGTTATCCCCAGGTTACAAAGTTACAAAGTTACAAATTGGTTACGTTTTTAGCCAAGTTACAAAGTTACAAAGTTACAATATTAAAAATATTTGATTATTTAATAAAATAGGAGGGTGATGTGTATGGATGGTGATGTTATGGATAGGTTGTGGAAGTGGGCTGGGAACACTCGGCGGGATCATAAGCGTAGGGGCTTCCGGGTACGGATACACCGGGCGGAGATATATGATATGGCTGTGGAGGCTATGAAGACGGGGTGTTACTTCTGCCAGTGCAAACTAGTCCCCACAAAGTCGGGGAATAGTCAATGTACTTTGCCTAATCAGGTTAGTTTGGATGTGGTGAACCCTAAGCACCGTGTCCTGGAGCCGGGTAATTGTCGGGTTATCTGCTGCTCCTGCAATAATGGTCGTATGGCGATGTCGGAGGCTGATTATGTGGCTAAGTGTTTACGGGTTGTTGAGAATATGGTAGGGGTGAAAAGATGAAAATGTGTAAGATACATGATGAATTAGAATGTATAAGTTGTGAATACTGTAAAAACAAGCCCAACGATATTGATTTAAAAGAATACCTTCTAAGGCTCATTGATAATGACATTGAGGAAATTAAGGGGCCAATATATTTATTCAGTCGATTAACTCATTACACAAAAGAACAGGAAAAACAATGTTATAAGGCTATTTTTGAGCTTAAAATGGCTGAAAGACTTAAAGAAGATGTTATTGATTTATTTGAAAGGGTGAAACCATGATTGAACTAAACCAAAGCAAAGGTGTGATTGATTTCATCCTACAACGGGATGAAATAGTAAAGGTCAGGGGGAATACTTACCTACATTGCAGTTTTGAGGATTTGATGAGTGTGGATGGGATAGGAGAACGCAAAGCAAACAGCATTAAAGAATACTACTTCGAGAGGTGATACGGATGCAAGATTGTGATCAGTTTGAGATGTTTTACCAAGATGTTGCTAAAAGTTATTCAAGGTACAACACTGTTTTAATCAGATCTGATTTTTATAAAACCGTTGAAACGGGGATGAGGGGGATTGAAAAATATTGGGACGGTAAAGAAGTATTTGGGCTTGAAGTATTAGAAGTAGATCAATTCAAATTCCCAGACTACATGTTTATTAATTTAAAAGAGGGGATTAAATGAATAACTGCCCTATCTGCCAAACACCCGTACACGTACTCCCCAGCGCTGATAATCGGGGATTCAAATATGACCATAAAACTAAGGAAATATATCATTTGTCGTGTTGGACACTACAACAAACCACGACTGAGGGGGTGAAAGCCGATGTATGATCATTGCTCATATTGTGGGCAATACCAGGAACTCATAACCGATGATCCAATAACAGTGGCTGATGATGATTGTTTTGAGATGATTGTAGTGGGCTTATGCGTACGATGTAAAAAGCTATTCCAAAGAACAATATTCAAGGTGGAAATATGAGGGGAAAAGTATGTATATAAGTTCACACAATATATTAACTAGGGAGGAGTGTTCTTTGACTCCGCTCTTCCCTAACTCCAATCATGGGGTGCAATCAGAGTCAAAGGGAGTTAAATTTAAGGAGTCAGGTAGTATGGTATATGGATATATCTACAAAATAGTGAACACCCTAAATGGTAAAGTGTATATTGGTCAAACAACCCAAGACCCATATAAACGCAAATCAAACCATTTATGTGAATTAAAAAATAATAAGCATAACAATTCACACTTGCAAAATGCTTTTAATAAGTATGGCAAATCTAATTTTAAATTCACTGTTCTAAAATACGCTACTTCTAAAAGGGTTCTTGATAAATTAGAAGAGGATTATATTAATTCCTATGATTGTTTGAATGATAAAAATGGATATAACATTCGAAGAGGGGGAGCTAATGGGAAACATTCAGAAGAAACATGTAAGAAAATTAGCAAAGCCCGAAAAGGTAAAAAGGCATCCCTAAAAGCTCGTAAGAACATGAGCAAGGCCCATTCTGGTAAAAATAACCATATGTATGGGAAAAGGGGACCACTGGCTCCAATTTATGGCAAAAAATTAAGTGAAGCCGCTCGTAATAAAATTAGCAAAGCCAAAAAAGGTAAAAAACGTCCCAATCTTTCTGGTGAAAAACATCCGTATTATGGTAAAAAACGTCCCATCGACATCATCAAAAAGATGAGTATAACTCGACGAGGAGAGGGGTTATTTGGTTTTACTGGTGCTCACTTTAGGAAGGATCTTAATCCCGAAAACATACCATGGCGATCTCATATTCACTATAATGGCCGTAATAAACATTTGGGGTATTTCAATGATCCATTAAGTGCTGAGATAGTTCATGATTTAGTTATGGGGGCATTATATGAGTAATGTGTTCTTAGATTCTAGAGAACCCTCTCATATTAAAGAATTATTTCTTAAAACTTTTTCAACAGGGGAGGTTACAATGTTGCCTGTTGGAGATTTGGTTTACCCCACTAACAGCGTTTGCTGTGAAAGGAAAACAGTAGAAGATTTTATATCTTCCGTTATGGGGAGATTATGGGTTCAGTTGCAGAATATGATTGAAAATTACCAACACCCTTACTTAATTATTGTTGGACGTTTTGATGAAGAAGAGGTTATGAAACACACTTCTTTCACTCGGAAACAGTTTTTAGGGGCATGTGCGAGTATATCGGCACGGTATAAAATCCCAGTGTTTAATGTTGATTCTAATAGGGATTTTTTCACCTTGTCAAAGGCATTGATGGAGAAAAGTGATGGTTCACTTAAACATTTAGATAAGGTTAGGAGGTTGGCTGTTAGTGATGGGGATGTTTTAGAGGCTATGGTTAGTTGTATTCCTGGGATTGGGTTGGAGTATTCTAAGAGGATTATAGATGTTTTGGGGGTTGATAGTATTATAGAGTTATGTAAAACCACGGTTGAGGATTTGATGAGTGTGGATGGGATAGGAGAACGCAAAGCAAATAACATTAAGGAATATTATTTTGAGAGGTGATTAGAATGGATGATAAAATATGCGAATGGTTTAAAAAAGAAGTGGCAAGACAAAAAGAAGAGGCATATATCCAAGGTAGAAATGATGGTTTTGATATTGCCATTGAAATATATGGGCTTGATAAAAATAATAATTATAAAGAGAAATGGGATAAGCTTAGGGATCACTTAATATTTAATCGTGATGCTCCATTCCAGTTGTTTAAGGGTTATTATCAATCATTGCTTGATTTTATGGATATTTTAGAGGGGGAATAAGGATGGATGAAACTTTTATAAAAATGTGTAAAGAAGCCACTGAGATACAAGAGGGATGGAAACCCACCTTGTATGACTTATTTGGATGGATTGGTGGAGATGGAAACTGTCACTTTGTTAAAGTTACTCCCACAGTCCTCAATAATTTTAGAAGAGATGAGGACTTAGATGGTTATTTCTGGGTTCCAAGACAGGAAGACCTCCAAGAGATATATTTAAATTCAGATGCTCAGTTTGTCTATGCTTATTCAAACTCTATAAACAAACACAAAACATATTTGGGAATATTAGGTGATTTGACCAATTGGTTAGATTATCATTTAAGGTGTGGAGTTCCCGAAACTAAAATGAAGAATTATGAGTTTATGACAACAAACTTTGAGATTATGTGGCTTTGTTTTGTTATGGAAACAGTGTATAATAAACGATGGAATGGTAGTACATGGGAAGTGATTTAAATGGAAGACATTAGGATACCAATCTTTAAAGCATTTGAAGGATGCGTATTCCCTGGAGATATAACTGGATATATTCTACCAGTTACTGAAAGAACCATCTTTCGGTCGTATGTTGATGTGCCTAATAACGATAATCCTTTTTTAATTGCATTAACTTTTGAAGGCCATTTTATTTGTAAACACAAAGGTTGTGATTATTGGGTTACGGTTGATAGTATCCCTTCCATGGAAGGCCTTACCGAACTTGATTTTGAGAATGGAAATGTGAATCATTTAGGATTTTTAGATTATGAGGGGAATTATGAGAGTGTTTGGACGGTGAAATGATGAGTGATGTTTGTCCTATCTGTCGGGAAAAAGTATTCATACTCCCATCCAGTGATAATCGGGGATTCAAATATGACCATACCTCTAAGGAAATATATCACTTGTCGTGTTGGACACTACAACAAACCACGACTGAGGGGGTGAAAGGGTGAACGTTGAAAGCGGAGGCGTATAACATGGATGTATTAAAGAAAATATTAGAAGGTAAGCAAAGGATAACCTTCAATGTAACCAACAATGAAGGTAAAGAAGTTAAAGTAGTATTGGAAGGCCCCGGCATGTGTTGTAAAGAGATTAGGGATAATATTGTAGTGTGGGGGCCTAATGGGAATTGGATGCAGGGAGATTTGTATCGTGAAATGTTAGAAGAAGAGGAGGAATGATACAAGATGAAACTACAAATAGATTTACCAGTAAAAGAATTTAAATCATTAATGTACGATTTAGGATATTTCTGGAGTGATAATTATGGATGGGAATCTAAAAACTATATCGCTCCGTTAGAAGTGTTAAAGAAGCACGGGATTGATATAAAGGGGGATGATTAACATTTTTTTTATTCCAAGGTGATGAAAATCATTCAAGGGATTAATATTATTGGATTAAGAAGTATATAAATCTTTATATAGTATAATGGACTAATATAATTAATATGGGGGAGTTAAAACGTCAAAGATTTGTGCATGGTGTGGTAAAGAGTATGAAAAAATCAAATGTCAACCAAAACATATATGCTGTTGTAAAAACTGTTCGGATGCGAGAATGGAAACTAAAAAAATCTTAGCCAGAGATGGAAATAAAATTGAATGTCCATCATGTAAACAGTTATTCAACCCTGGTAAAAGTCTACTTAAAAGAGATGAATGGAAAAAGGAATATTGTTCTTATGACTGTTATAAGCAAGGGCAGGATGACCATATTCTTAAAACGTGTAAGAAGTGTGGCAAGCCTTTTTATATTCATGAGAAATATATAAACGCTAAAAATGTATATTGCTCTAAATTATGTAGGGAAACGGAACTACGAAAACAGACATGTAAAAAATGTGGAAAACAGTTTAATTATAAAAATTTTGTTCCATTATGTCCTGATTGTTATGATTATAAATTTGTAACAAAATGTCACAATTGCGGTAAGAATATTAAAAAGAATAGAAAATATGTTGTAAACTCTAAAAATTACAATATACTTTCTGAAAAGATTAGATTTGGAAAAAAGAGATTAGCTCATAGATTTATAGAAAGTGAAATGATTTATTGTAGTACAAAATGTGCTATTGAAAAGGAACGTCCTTATTATTACAAAGGGATAGGGGACGAGGTTTATCCACTTGAATTTAATGATAAATTAAAAGATCGGATTAAAAAGAGAGATAAGGATCAGTGTCAATTATGTGGGGCTAAATGGGGGTTAGTAGTTCATCATATTGATTATAATAAAGAAAACTCATCTCCATTGAATTTGATTACTCTCTGTCTATCTTGTCACGCTAAGACTAATTTTAAGCGTAAGTGGTGGGTTAATATTTTTTCTAAATATGTACTTGGATGGTTTGGGGAATCATTAGCAAGGGGGTAGCTTTTTAATGAAAATTTGCCCTTTGTGTGGAACAGAATTTCATCCAAAAAGCAACCGTCAAAAATACTGTGGAGAAGAATGTTCAAGGATAGCAACAAGGGAAAAGGTAAGAATACGAGTAGCCAAATATCGGAAACTTAGGAGACGAAGGGGATGGCAAGACCGGAAAGACCCATTAGGGTCTGATAGATTAGGACCTCATATGTGTGATGATTTTGAGAAAGAAATGGTGGTAATTGCTAAATCAATGAGGCGGTTTAAATTAAAGTCTGCAATAATTGATAGTTTAGAGGACTAATACTTTTTCTCTAAATGGTAACTGTGTTCTAATGAAGGGAGTGAATGGAAATTGTCAAGTGAAATTCTCCATCCCCTCCCCAAAAACCGGTTTTAAATTCTTTTACACTTTTGGGGGTTAAAACATTACATTATCGGTGGAAGAAACAAATATAAGTTTAGATGAAGGCTTAGAAACTGTAAACGACACCATTAAACTAATTACACACACGCAGTGTCCAGAGTGTGACACACACCATAGTAACTTTGAACATGACCTAATACGGGATGAAATAGTCTGCAAAGGATGCGGACTTGTATTAAGTGGTCCCCCGGCTTATGTTGCTGGTAGGGAACAAATCAGTTACCCGTTTGAGAATCGTTATTGTCATATTATTGGCCCATTTCATCATTATTATGCTAGTTATGGGAGTTTGTATTTATCTGGTAGGAGTGTTCCTGACCGAAGACATTTAGATTATGATCCGATGAGAAGGTGAAAGGGTATGGCTTTGAATGACAATCAACATTACTATGACCATTACTGGAAACGGGATACGGATCATCGGAGTTTCGCACCCTCAAAGAAAGAGGACGAAGATTGAACCGTATTTGGTTCAATTAAGAAATTGAACTTATTGCAGTACAATAGGACTATTGTACTTTTACTATAATATTATAGTTTTTTTACTATAACCATTTATAAACACTTATTTATTCTTATAAACAAAGATGGGGGTTTGGTTGACTTGGACAGTTATACGTTAAAAGATAAAGAAAGGGTGTATATACTTCCTTGTGGGGACCTCCATATAGGTAGCCCTGAGTTTAATGAGGACTACCTAAACTATTGGGCTGATTTAGTAACCAGAATCAAAAACCCAAAACGAATATACCTCATGGGGGATCTGGCAGAATCAGCAACCAAACAGTTAGCCAACAGTGCATTTAAAGCAACCATGAGTCTTGATGATCAACTTGATTATGTTATAAACTTTTTCAAACCATTCAAAGATGATATAGTTTATTTATGTAAAGGAAACCATGAGTTAAGATTAGAGAAAGACTATGACCTTGATTTAACCCGGATTATAGCTAATGCTTTAAATTGTGATTATGGGAATCAAACAATTGACAGTTTTAAAGTAAATGATGAAATTATTGATATTTATCTTGCACATGGCCGAGGCAGTTCAAAACACCATTATACTGCCGAAAGTGCATTTATCAGGAATACTCAGGCAATTAATGCTACAATTTATTTAAATGGCCATAATCACCGTTGCCAATGTTTCACAATTCCAATAAGAACCCATGATGGGCTTAAAAGAAGGTACTATGCTTTTACGGGAGCATTCCTTGGATATGGGGGGTATAGTGACAGTATGCAGTTACCAATTCTTCCAGAAGCCTTTTTACACCTTTCAATTGATAAAGATGTTAGAGTAGATCATAAAATATTTTATATTGACCAAAGAGCCAAAGAGCTCATGAAAACGAATTAAAAGGATTTATATACTTTAAAGTTCATATATTATCTTGTGTGAGGAGTATTCTTAACTCCACTCCTCACCACGCCTATCACAAAGGCGTAAAAGTAGGAGTTAAGGGCGTGAATCTAAAGGAGTTAAAAAATATGGTATATGGATATATCTATAAAATAGAAAATCTGGTGAACGGTAAGATTTATATTGGGTTGACAACTTCAAACCCCTGCCTTAGGAAATATCATCATTTTTATAATTTAAAAAATAGAAGGCATGCAAACTTTCATTTACAGAATGCTTTTAATAAATATGGTGAATCTAATTTTAAATTTATTGTTTTAAATTATGCCACAGATAAAAAAACGTTGGATGAGCTTGAAGTAGCCTATATTACTTATTATGATTGTTTAAACCATTCTAAAGGATATAACTTTCAAAGTGGAGGGGCAAATGGGAAACATTCTCCAGAAACTAAACAAAAAATTAGTTTAAAAAATAGTGGCGAAAGTCATGGGATGTATGGGGAATTTCACTCAACAGAAACCCGTAAAAAGATAAGTGAATCACTTATGGGTAGAAAATTATCTAAAGAAACCTGTAAAAAGATGAGTGAAGCTAAAAAAGGAGAAAATAATCCATTTTATGGGGTATCTCCTTCAAAAAGCACACGCAAAAAATTAAGTATTAGTAATAAGGGTAAAACCCGATCCGAAGATGCCAGGAAAAAATATGGGCTTTCCAAAAGGGGAAACGGCCTATTTGGATTTACAGGAACCACATATATCAAAAAAATGGATCCGGAAAAAAGGTGTTGGCGTTCTTATATCGTAATCAAGGGGCACCAAAAATCATTAAATCTATATGAAGACCCCTTATCTGCTGAAATAGTCCATGATCTTGTTTTTGAAGAAATTTATAAATAAGGAGGATTTTTTTTGAAATCACATCTTGATAAAGTAGTTAGTATGCTGGATTGTTTCGATGACTTTGAAATAATTATAAAGAAGGTTAGGGCTACTTTACCAACCGCAGAGATTTATCCAAATCGTGACCCTCCTTTGATTGTTATCAAAGGCAATATTCCTAGTTTAGTTCGTTATTCTCTTGCTGATCTCATCCTCCATGAGAAGAGTCACATAGAATATATGGATTACTGTGATAAGCGTGGCGTGGTGGAATGTGTTGACCACCATGAAAGCCAAGTTTTCCGGATGATTGATGAGGGTAATCGTAACCTTTTAAGTGGTTTGGTTGTTTCGGAGCATGAATGAGTATGTTATCCGATTCACTGCATAAGCAGGACTGCCAGAAAGTACACCGACGGGATGTACGGTTTTGTCGGTTGATGCGTGAAATGTTAGAGGATGAGTTAGCCCGGAGCAGACCAGACGAGGAATAAAAACATGTTGATGATAATAGAGGGTGAAGGTGATGGTCGTATCCTAACCTTAACCAGTGACATTGATAATATCATCACCCAGGAAACACCCGTGGATTGTTTTTATACTGATTATGACATTTGTAAATTGTTGAATAAGATTAGTAAGGAGTTAGGTTTATCTATACGGTTTTATCCCTATGATGATGGGGTTTATATCACTGGTGACACCCTTACCGTCGATTGTGAACGTTTCTACCAGTTAACTGCCATGTTCCGTGATAGGTTTGATAGTATATTGTTCAGGGAGGATTGGGAGTGAATCAAGTGTTAATGATGGATGCTGTCTTGTACAACCCATTAGGTATGACTAGTCGTGAGATTGCGGAGTGGTACTGGCAGGGTGTGCGGGTACGGGATACCAGACGGGATAACATGAATCTTAGTATGTATAATTAAGGTGATTTAATGAAACAAACTCTTACAGATGGAACAGAATATAGTTTAAATACCTATTGTCCTTACTGTCATGGCTACACGCCAGAACATCTCCCAGGATGTCCGTATGTCCATATCCAACTTTACAATGAGAATAAACCTAAAATATGGATTTATGGTGTTGATTAATATGAATTATACGGTTGCATGGTTTGTACTGGTTTTATTACTCTTTATGATTGGTTACTTGTTATACACAGACGTGGAACGGTGATAATTATGTATTATGATGGTCAGAAATGACCTTAAACATATTAGTGGCACCTCAGATTGATTCAAAGATGTATACAACTGGATAAAAAATTTATACAACAGAGGTGATCGAATTAAGCGTATTTTTATTTTACTACTTTTATTTATGGTGATACTACCTCAATGTTATGGTACCAACACCATAGAAGGCTACTTCCACCCTGGAGGAATGTACGGAGGCTACACTGGATACTACACTTACATGGATTATTGTCCTTTGTGCCATCATCACAACTGCTTATTATTAAACCCTAAAGGAACGTATGAAGGGGAAATAACCTGTAGCCACTGTGATGCCGATTATGATGGTTGCACTGGTTATGATAAGCATGGGGATGGTGCACGGGCACGATTGGAAAGGTACTATGAACCCGAACCAGTTGTTCCCGAAATGGAACCAACTCAACCAGTACCTGAGCCTACGCCGTGGGAAATAGCACACCACACATACAGAAATAATGCTTTACTCAACTTCTAGAGCAATTATATATAAATAGTTACTCAACTTTTAGAGCAAACAAACACAATTATTTTATATATTTTTTTTATGGCGATAGGTAAACCCCCCGGGGGCTATGGTGGGCGTAATTCACCCCTCCCCTTTTAAACCCCCCAATACCCGCCATTATAAAAAAAAGAGAAACATTGAATTAAACATCCTTGGAGGGGATAATGCATGGCAACCACACACGCAAATGGATATATAGAACAGTACATCCTAGGGAACTGGAAACCAGTCACCCACTTGGGATTATACCTTAAATGCAGATAAAAACAATATTGGAGATGATTGATTATGGATTATGGAAAACTATCAACCTACATTATATCGGGAGCAATGATAATATTCGCAGCAATACTAGCAGACCCCGCACTGGTCGAACCACTCATGGGGGGCTTCTACACTAAGTTCGTTTCACTCGTACCATTACTCATAGTAGTGTTCAACGCATACTACCCACGACAAGCCAAAGAAGAATCAGCATAAAAACAAGTGAATAAAAACAGGGTAGGAGCACACCCTACCCCAGATACAATATGAACCCCAAACCAAGTAATATACTTTCCGACAGACTACCCGGAAGTAACACCACACAACAAAACCCCACA